CCTCCCGTCCTCCAGTTGTATGGAGCTTCTTGTCCATACGGATCTAAACCGTAAAACAAATCACCAACCCTGACTCCTGCCATATTGGGGACTAAATCTCCCATCTTGTATCCGGGATATCCCGGGAACTCATCTACGGCATTGGCCTGATTCAGATCTTGAGCCAGATTATCGATTGCGTCAGGCATATATCAGTTTTTGGGGATTATGCTGTTGATTCGAGCTATCATCCAGTTGGCCACAAGCTTCTTTACCTTCGGCTTGTCCTTGAGCCACTTCGCGAACTTCTCGGCGTTGCTGTCGTAGAAGTTCTTGAACCACTTGGGTCCAACGAGTTCCTTCCAGAAGTAGAACGCCTCCCACTGATCGGGAATACACTCGCGAGCGACGAAGCATCCACCAAGCCCGAAGCCCGCGTAGGATGATCCAAGGTTTCCGATCGCACCAGCATACCCCTTAAACTGATTCATGAAGGAGTTCGCTTGATCGGACTCGTATTGGTTCTGAGCGTTGGTCAGAGCAAAGCCGGTGCCCATCTTCATCAGGTCTCCAGGGCTAGATAGCTGCATTCCCTGAGTATACTGAGGAGTGATGAACGGAGAAGCACCCTGCTGAAGACCACCTAGCTGGGCAGCTTGAGAGGATACGGGCTGGAGTCCTAGGGCGGACTGGACGTTGGCGATGTTCTGCTGGCGACCGGACAACATCTGCTGTTGAGAAGTAAGCTGACCTGCAAAGCTCTGTTGTGCCGCGGTGTTCCGCTGGCCGGTGGCCGCGAGGATGTTCTGGAAGGCTTCCTGAGCGTTCCGATTGGCGGTGTCGCTTGTGCTTTGACCGCTCTGAAGCAATCCCATTGCAGCGTTCCAGCGTTGAGAATTGGCGTTACCAAGAGCGTCTTGAATTGCAAGCGACTCACGAAGAGCCGAAGGATTGCCAAGAACATTGCCAATGGAACTTCCGCGAGCGCGAGCGGCCTGTTGGACCCGTCGCTCCATGCTTGGATCGAGAGTTCCAACCTGAGAAAGACCCTGCTGGATCTGACGCTCAAGCTCACTGCGAATCAACTGAGAAGCCCCTGTATCCTGTTGGGCACCAGGCATTCCAACCCTCTCGTAGGTAGGCGATTCTACCCGCGTATCCGGAGCGGCGGCATCACCCTTAACATCGCTGAGGAATTGCTCGTAGAGATCGAACTTCCGAGGATCAAGAGCCTCTAGCTCGTTTCGACGTTGTTGGGCAAACTGCGTTCCATACTGCTTCGCAAGATCAAGCTGTTTGCCAGTAAGCTCAGGGGCAATTGCAGCAGCAGCCCTTGCAAATGTTTCAGCTATCTGAACATCACCAATTGGCTTGTAGCCAATGATATTACCAGCTTTATCTTTTTGAGCACCGCTAAAATCGTATTCCTTTCCGTCATAAGTAACGGATGTTCCAAGCCTAGCGGCTGCATCTAATGCCCTTAGCTTTGGATACGTTTCAGCTTGGGCTTCTACAGCCTCTCTGTTAGCGGCTGCTAAATTCGGTGCCTCATATGATGCGCCCATAGGAAATCCTTTCGTTCATAATCAGTTTGAAGTACCTGTCAAAATCGTACAATCGGTTAATGCCTTTTCTTAAACCACCCAGCTTGGTGACGTTTTTAGAGCACAACCGCATCATGGCCAACCAAAGGGTTTGAACCGCATACGGCTCGGTGCCAATGGCAATCTCGATCCACGCGATGTGACCTTCTGGGAAGTTGTTGTTGAGATCCTCGGATTCCTCAATGGAGTTTAGAAACCGAACAGCTCCAACACCGACACACTTTCCTTCATCGTTCTTCACAATGCCAAACAGTTTCTTGGAACTAAAGATTCCAATCCAGTTGAGGATCTGATCCTCAGTCCATGACGAGCAGGTTGGCCAATGCTCTCGCAGTAGCTTGGCCGCTTCGATGTTTGTTGGATGCGCGGTCATTGCTGAGGACGCACAGAATCAACGAATCCAGAGAGAATGGTGGATTGCAGAGACAAGCGACCAGCGTCTGCGGTTACCTTGAATTGCAAAGTATTCCAGCGGCCTTGGCTTATTAGGTTGTAAGCCTTCAGGAACTTCTGGCTTGAGGTGATTGCCAGCGCGGAATCGAGCGTCACGAATGTGTCCGACATATCCTTGGCCAACGACACTTCGGCGGTCGTGGTGGCGGTGGTGTACGGGTTGTCAAAGGCGAACTGAACGCTGTACCCGATCTTGTCGGGGATAGGTTCGTTGAGGTTGTAAGCCTTGGTGATCACCGTGGATTCGTAATTCGCACCCCCATCGGTGTATGCGGAGCTTGAGACCGGATTCAGTCGGCTGTTCGGGAGGTAATCGTTGAATGACCAGACCTGGCCCGCTCCCGCTGATACCGAGACGATATCGCCGGCAAACATGAGGACGGGTCCAAATGTTGAAAATGAGGTTGGGATGAAGTCGTTAACAATCCAGTTGTCCCAGTAACCAAGCCAAGAGCGGGCCAATGAGTGGTAGACGATGACCGCGTTGTTCTCGTTGAGCGCACCTTCGAGGGCGATATCGAGGCTGTTCTCGGTCAGGAGCGCGTACTCGCTTTCGATTCCAAGGATCGCTGGTTCATCGGCAACGAACGGAACCGCCAACAGATAGCGGTTGTTCCAGAATACACCGTCGCAGAGATCGAGCTTGGTCTTGTCGATTCGACTGATGAGGTCGTTGATCGGGCTGGAGAGCGCGAGACCTACGCTAGTCTGGGTACCAGCTTGGATCTGCTGGAGAGATCGGATGCCGTCGCGGGAGAAGAAGAATACGTCAGGACCAACCGCGGTGATGGACCGGTGCGATGAGCATCCGATATTGCCGCTGATGAGTGATATGGTCCAATCGGCAGCATCCTGCGTAGGATCGGCATTTACGCTCCAAATAGAGCGTTCCTTGAAGACGATGAGTTGATAACCGAACCAAGAGTAGAGGCCCTTGATGGGATCGCCATCGCCACCGATACGAAGAGACCCGAGAGGATCCCAAGATTCGCCATCGAGGATATCCGAGAAGTAGAGGGTATCGGGCTGGATGGATGTATCCGCGGAAACTGCGAACAACCGATTGGTATGGGTGGTTAGATAGATCGGCTTGGCAGGAGGCGTGAGCGATACAAAGGCTACGGCGTGAGATTGATTTGCTGGCGAAACACTAACGGTTGGAGCGGTGACATAACCGCTGCCGGGATTGGTGATCGTTATGAATACGAGATTACCATCGTTAGCAACAACCGCAGTGGCCGTAGCCGTGATGCCGCTGGGAGGGGCTGCAACGGTTATCGTTGGAATCGACGAATGGTTGGTCCCCTGATTGATGATATCGATGCGGCTGATCTTGCCGGCTGCGGTGGAGCTGTCGAGGTTCGCGCTTGAGACGTATTTCAGCGTTCCGAGACCGTCCGAATAAAACAATTTGTCATTTAATTGAGCAAAATAGACGTAGGAAGCGGAAGCGTTGAGCGTTGATCCAGAAATCAGGTTGTAGGAAACGCCGGGTGACCCGTAGTAGAGGCTCTTGGTGGAGGTGCTAAGGTCATTAACAGCGATGACGAGGCGTTCAGATGCGGCTGTGTCGAAGTAAAAACCGGACAATACCGTCGCGTTGATGGGGAGATTGCTGCCGAAGTTGGAAGTCGTTGACTCCCAGTTGGTGATGATGTCCTCCCAATTTCCGGTGATGCTGTTGCCTGCCAGTGAAACAGCTCCTAGACGGGTGACGAGATTGCCGAAGTCGTCATAATCCATGTTGATGGCCGATTCCATGCTGGTTGCAGGAATGCCATCGGGACGAGTGGCTGAAATTACGCCGGTTGAAAACCCAGTGCTTCCATCCAGAAGCATCTGGTCATCGAGAGCATCTGAGGATTGGAATGGCATGGCGGATTACAGGATGTCTTGGAACGTGTAATCGTACAAGCTATCTGGGATGATGCGGCTGATTTGCTGTTGTTGGCCGCGTTCCATGTCTTTCATGATTGAGACCTGAGCGGCTCCCTCTTGGAACTTGGCTTGGGCTTTACCGTACTGCCGGGAGTATTCGAGGAGATCGCCTTCAGTGTAGGCCATTAGAGCGTTCTCTACGCCTCGCAGCTCGAAGTTGGTATCGTTGGAGATGGTGACCGCCTCACCGAACTGCCGCATCTGCGACTGTTTCTTGGCGAGGATGAACAGGGTGCCATCGGCGTTGGGCGTGGGAACGAGCTTGATGCGCGGAACACCGGCCTCGCCATAAGCTCCACCGATCAATCGGGTCCAGTTAACGAAGTTGCCGGGGGTGGATTTACGGCTATCGACGTTGTTCCAGGTATTGGGATCGAGCTGGAAGAACGAGACCCATTCCGCGGCGGGCACTTCGATGCCATCGGTATCTCCGGTGACCGTGAAGCGGATGGCTACGGGGAAGTCGATGAAGGTGTTGTAACCGGTACCTGAAGCGTAAGCGGAGGCGACGTAATCAGAGAGGGTGACGATCTCAGTGCCGGCGGTTACCGGATGAGAGATAATGCCGAGGGTATCGTTCCACAGGCAGGAATCCCAGATCATCGAGTAGCGGCGGATACAGAACTTCTTGGCCAACGCGATGGTGGCCGAGTCTGTGAACGACAGCTTGTCGC